AGGGTACATCTCCTTATGATGCTGGATTATTCTACTGCCCATACGTTCCTCTACAGATGGTTCGTGCAGTTGGTCAGGACACATTCCAACCAAAAATCGGGTTTAAGACTCGTTATGGTATGGTTGCTAACCCATTCGCTGAAGGTACAGCACAAGGTCTTGGTCGTCTCGCAGTTAACGCTAACCGTTACTACAGAAGAGTTAAGGTCGCAAACCTCATGTAATTCATCAATTACATATTTTTCAAAGAGACCTCAAAAAGGTCTCTTTTTTTATTCAATTTTTTAAAGTTAGGATTTATAAATAAAACTAGGAGAATGTAAAGAAATGTTACGCATATCATGGGAAAGACCTGAAATACCAGAGTTTGACCCAGAAATTCACAATCCAGAAAAAGTTTTTGCATTTTTGTGCTATCGTGGTATACATTATGCAAAATGGGTGTACCTTGATGTGTTTAACGTAAATAACTGGCACCTGAAAAACCCACGTAAAGGAGAAAAATGATTTCTGATGCTATGTCACTATCTTACCATGATGTAATGGAAGTATATAAACGTCCAATGTCAGTTAGATACATTCCAAATATTTTTGCGAGTTTGATGATATTATTCATTTCATTCTTTGCAACACCTGTAAATGCCAACCATCTTCCAGTGATGTATGTTCAAGTTCCACAGTGGGCAGATGATTGGGCTGTATGTGCAGTAGATATTCCAGATGCAAAATGTCACTGGTATGTGATGGCACCAGATAATACATTTGGTGAGGGATTTAGTTGGGAAGACGCACCTTGGTTTGATGCCAATGGTCTAAATGATGTAGCACCAATGCAATCAACATCAGTCGTACAACAATTACAAAATAAGCAGTAGGTATAAACTCGTAGGCATTTCTTTTTGTTAAGTATTTCTTTAGGAAATGCCCATTTTTGTCTAAATAATTATGTCATTGCGGAGAAAACAATGCACTAAAACCCCTCTATATTATGGGTCTAGAAATTAGTCATCAAGTCAGGTAATGCACAATTTAATTCCTTTTAATCAATTGGCAGGTTCACATAACGAACCCAGTAATGATTTAATCAATGAATACTACGAGTGTCTGATCGACTGTGATGATGATCAACACATCTGTAAAAGAATATGTAAAGAGGTCTTTACATAGAAAAAATTTAAATATAAAGGAGGGAGGGCGACCTCCCTTTTTTTATGTCTTCGTATAAATACCTATATGAAAGACAAAAAAGCAGCAAAACTTATCCTTAAACGAGCTAAAAAGAATCCATTTTTATACTCAAAAGCAGATCTTTTCTACGCAAAAAAAGTTAAAAAACTAAAGAAAGATGCCCTACCACATCAAGAAACCGAGTCTACTTAATTCTTCAGTTGACATGTACTATGTCGGAAGTAAAAAGTGGTCTGATAAATTTAATGATAGAAAGCAGTATACTAATGATCCAACATATCTTACCAAAAATGATGATGGTAAGAATGGTGGGTGGACTGGTATGACTGTCGTATCAGAATAACTAAATAACTAAAACATATTCCGTGCCATGAAACAGTCACCTAGACAATTGAAAGAAGCACATAAGGCTTACGAAAAGATCGTAGATTATCTAATTGCAGAAAATTATGCAACAACAAAGACAGATGCTGATGCCATTATTGGTGGCATGAGTGAAGAATGGTATCATATGATTATCAATGGCTAAAGATTTCCAACAATTTATTGAGGAATCACAATCATCAAAATGCCCTAAAGGACACAGATATGATACAAAACTTAAGAGTTGTGTACCTAAAAAGAACTATCCATACTATCCTTATGGTATGATAGGTAGAAGGGAAGAGCCTAAAAACGGTAAAAATGGAAATGGTAGCAATGGCAGTAATGGTAATGGCAATGGTGGTAACGGGAATGGCGGTGGGAATGGTGGATCCAACGGGGGTGGTGGAAATGGAGGAGGTGGAGAATGAAAACTCTTCAACAGTTCCTTGAATCATCTAACCCTAGAATACCAAGAAAGAAGGGACAACCAGCAAAATCAAAAAAACATTCTGACTTATACACTGATGAAGATCCAAAAGGGACGATACACGGACTCGGATTCAAAGATGAATCAACAGCGAGATCCAGTGTTGCAAAGATTAGAAAATCAAATCGATCTCATGCTCACAAGATTCAGGCAGCAATCGCAATGGAGCAGCGAGCACGGGTGATGGGTAAATCTGCTGAAGCAGCAATTTATCGTAAATTTATTAATTCAATGAAGAAGAAAACTAAAAAATGACATCATCATTTAGAGGCCCATTGGCCGGACAAATTGAAAATCGTAATTACCTATCACCTGTAGGTTTTAAGTTTTCTCTTGCAAAATTTCCAAAGGTAGATTTTTTCTGCAACTCTGCATCTATTCCAGAAATCACTCTTGGAACCTATCAACAACCATCCTACTTAAAAACTATTGACGTACCGGGTGAAAAACTAAGTTATGGTGACTTAGATATTCGATTCTTGGTTGATGAAAATATGGAAAACTATTCTGCAGTTCATAACTGGTTGACAGGACTAGGTTTTCCTGAGACTCCTCAACAGTTTATCAATAAAACTACCGATACTGACGGACAACGTGATTTAGAAGAACAGTTTTGTGATGGATCTCTACATATTCTAAACAGTAATTTTCGTGATGTAGCAATAGTTAAATTTCAAGACTTATTTCCAGTATCTTTGACATCTTTGACGTTTGATGCTACTGACACAGACATCAACTACTTTACAGCAAGTGCATCTTTCCGCTATACTATATACAGGTTAACTGATAAAAACGGAACACTTTTATGAATCTTGAAAAAATTCAGGAGATGTGGGAGCGTGATGCTGTCATTGATCCTGATAATCTACATGATGAGTCACTAAAAATACCTCAACTACACTCAAAGTATTATACGATCTATAATACAATCAAACTCCTACGGGAAAAAGCCACCGACCAATATAATAAAATAAGACTCGAAAGACATAACTATTATACTGGTAAAGCAGATCCATCTGTTTACATAGAAGAACCTTTCAGTTTTAAGGTTAGAGAAAAAGATGCCATACAGAGATATCTGGATGCAGATGAAAAACTAAGTCAGGTAGATATGAAGATACGTTACTATGATGTGACACTCAAATTTCTTGAAGAGATAATTAGAAACATATCTGGTCGCACATATCAAATAAAAAATGCCATCGAGTGGCAAAAGTTTCAATCAGGGTTCTAATGAAATTGCAATTAACACCTAATACACATCCAATATTACATGAAAGGGTAAAGAAGTGTAGTTATGATCTAGATCGCTCTAAGATTAGTAAAATTCTTTATGATAATATGATGCTTCATAATGGTGTAGGACTATCTGCAAATCAAATAGGTATCAATGAAAGAGTTTTTATCATGGTCAAAGACCTTGAATACAATGAAATACTTACATGTTTTAATCCTCGAATAGTAAAACAATCATCCAAAACATGTGTGATGGAAGAAGGATGTCTATCATATCCAGATGAATTTTTAGATGTAGAGAGATCAGAATCAGTTGTTGTAAAATATGAAGATGAGAATAAAGTTGATCATAAAATCAAGCTAGAAGGTTTTGCTGCAAGAGTGTTTTTACATGAATTTGATCATATGGAAGGTATCAATTTTACTCAGAGAAAGTATTCTAAATAACTTTAGGTGAAGTTTTATGAATGTCTCATTTGAGTATATCAAAGAAGAATGAGGTTTATCTACAGGTAGATTCAGATCCTCATGTATTCTATGAACTGTCTGATCAGTTTACCTTTGAATTGCCCGGAGCTAAGTTCATGCCTCAATACCGTAATAAGTATTGGGATGGTAAAATTCGTCTATTCAACGTAAAGAATGGAGAGATATACGTTGGATTACTGGATAAGATACAAAAATTTTGCGAAGATCACGAATATACATACGAATTTTTAGACAATAAGTTCTTTGGCACACCCTTTGAAGTCAATGAGAATATCTCATTTGAGGGTGTCAAAGATTATATGACATCTATAAGTAGATACTCTCCCCGTGAATACCAAGTTGAGGGAGTATACGACGCTTTAAAACATAATAGAAGGTTGTTGATATCCCCAACTGCATCGGGTAAGTCTTTGATGATATATTCGATTGTGAGATATTATGTTGAAAAGCAGCAAAATACTCTGATAGTTGTTCCGACGACTTCGTTAGTAGAACAGATGTATAAAGATTTTGCGGACTATGGATGGGACGTAGGTTCATTTTGTCACAAAATATACGCAGGAAAAGAAAGAGAGACAGACTCTCAAGTCATTATTACTACGTGGCAATCAATCTACAAACTCCCCAGAAAGTATTTTGAGCGATTCTCTGTTGTAATTGGGGATGAGGCTCACCAGTTTAAATCAAAGTCATTAATATCTATAATGACAAAACTCCACAAGGCCAAACATCGGTTTGGATTTACTGGCACACTGGATGGAACGCAAACACATAAGTGGGTTTTAGAAGGATTATTTGGCCCTTCATACAAAATTATTAAGACTGATGAACTTATGAAGAAAGGTCATGTTGCAAAACTTGACATAAATGTATTATTACTCAAACATAAAGCACAAAAATTTGAAGTATTTGAAGATGAAGTGCAATATATTATCAATCATGATCAGAGAAATAAGTTTATCAGGAACTTAGCACTGGATCTTAAAGGAAATACTCTAATACTTTATGCCAGAGTTGAAGGTCACGGAAGGGTTATATATGACATGATAAATAGTAATGTACTAGAACAGCGTGAAGTATTCTTTGTTCATGGTGGAGTTGCAGCGGAGGAACGTGAAAAAGTTCGTGAGATCACAGAAACCCAAAACAATGCAATTATCATTGCCTCTTACGGCACCTTCTCAACAGGAATTAACATTAAGAACCTTCATAATGTCATCTTTGCTTCCCCATCAAAATCTCGAATACGAAATTTACAGTCGATAGGTAGGGTTCTCCGTAAAGGAAACAATAAAACAAAGGCAACTTTGTATGATATAGCTGACGATATATCGTATAAATCAAGGAGAAACTACACTTTGAATCATCTTGTAGAAAGAATCAAAATCTACAACGAAGAAAACTTTAATTATGACATCATCTCAATTCCACTCAAAAAATAAAATGGGAGACGAATTCTACAGTATTCTTAAACTTGTTTCCGGAGAGGAGATCTTCGCACTCGTTTGCGTGGATGAAACTGATGATGAACCTATATTAATTTTACATACTCCTATTAAGATGAAAACTCTTAATAATATGGGAAGTCAACTCAATTATATCAAGGTAACTCCTTGGATGGATATGACAGATGAAGATATGTTTGTAATGAAAATGGATAAGGTTATTACAATGACTGAATGTAAAGATAAAAAATTAATTGGTATATACAAGCAATATGTAGAAGAAAATGAAGAGGAAAAAAACGGGACGGTATTTCCCAAAGCAGATGGTAAAGTTAAGTTAGATCCAGAACTAGGATATATTTCCAGCGTCGAACAAAAAAGAGAATCTCTGGAGAAGCTATTTAAAGAAAATACTAAAGAGTAATAGCTTCCCTTTCAACCCTTACAGAGTTATTGTACATAGATTGGAGGGTCTTGTCAAGTCTGTCACCTTGTCACGTCACGAAACTGAAATAATTTACGTAACTTGTCAATAAAATAAATTATGGTATAATAGTATCAGTTAGGTAAAATACATGCCGAAGAAGAAGTCAGAGCATTATGTAAATAACAAAGAACTGCTAGAGGCATTAATTGTTTATAGAGAAAAGGTTGCCATAGCAAAGGAGAAAGATCTACCGAAACCACGTATCACGAACTATCTTGGTTCTTGTTTTTTAAAGATTGCTACACACTTGTCATATAAGCCAAACTTTGTAAACTACATGTTCCGTGATGATATGATATCTGATGGAATCGAAAACTGCGTACAATACATTCATAATTTCGATCCAGAGAAGTCTCGCAACCCTTTTGCATACTTTACCCAAATCATACACTATGCCTTTCTAAGACGCATACAGAAAGAAAAGAAACAATTAGATATAAAGAACAAGATCATTGAAAAGACAGGATTCGACGAGGTTATGCACGTTGATGAAGGTGGTGCATTGACAGGAGCAATGTCGGAGTATAATACAATTAAAGATAATATTGCCCAAAAGAAAAATAGATGAAACTTGCCATTATAACTGATACCCACTACGGTGCTCGTAAGGGGTCAAAGCATTTGCATGATTATTTTGAGTTATTCTATAAGAATATATTCTTTCCATCATTAGAAGCAGAAGGAATAGACACTATCATTCATATGGGTGATGTATTTGATAGTCGAAAGTCAATTGATTACTATAGTCTTGAATGGGCCAAGAGAGTTGTATTTGAACCCATGAAGAAGTACAAGGTTCATGCTATTACAGGTAATCACGATTGTTACTATAAAAATACAAACGAAATAAACTCTCCAGAGTTATTACTTACTGACTATGATAATATTACAACATACTCAAGTGCAGAAGATATTAATATAGATGGTTTAAATATACTTTTATTACCTTGGATAAGCACTGATAACTTTGATGAAAGTTTATCAAAAATTAAAAAATCCCAAAGTAAAGTTTGTATGGGTCATTTAGAGTTGAATGGATTTAGAGCACATCGTGGTCATGTCATGGAAGATGGTATGAAAATTGATGTCTTTAATAAATTTGATAAGGTATATTCTGGACACTATCACACAAGGTCTGACGATGGTAGAATATTTTACTTGGGTAATCCATATGAGATGTTTTGGAATGATGTAAATGATCCAAGAGGATTTACTTTATTTGATACAGATACTCTAGAACATACTTCAATTAACAATCCTTATAAATTATTTTATAACGTGTATTATGAAGATACTAACCATCAGTTGTTTAATACTACTGAATATGAAAATAAAATTGTAAAAGTTATTGTTCGTAAAAAGTCTAGTCCAAAAGAATTCCAAAAATTTATTGACAAGTTATATCGTGCAGGAGTTCAAGACTTAAAGATTGTAGAGAACTTTGCAATCGTTGAGAATGAAGAATTTGATATTGATGAAGATGAAAATACAATCTCAATCTTGAATCGTTACATTGATGAAGCAGAGATTGAATTTGATAGAGGAGTTGTGAAAGGTATTTTCCGTGACCTGTACAAACAAGCCTGCGAGGTAGAGTAATGTTTCTATTAACACTCAAACACCGTAAAGCGGATGGTGCGTATGCTGTTGCTGATAAGCAAGGGGATAGAGTTTTATTTTTATTTGAAGAGGAGGATGATGCAGAGAGATATGGTTTGATGTTAGAAGAAGATGGGCATAGTAACATGGAAGTTATAGAAGTTGAAGATGAACTTGCCATAAAGACCTGTAGGATGTATAATTATAAGTATGCTGTCATCACACCTGATGACCTTGTGATTCCACCTAGTAATGATAAAGTTCAAGAAGATTAGATGGAAAAATTTTCTCTCAACCGGAGATCACTGGACAGAGATTAATTTTCTAGAAAAAAATACAAACTTAATAATTGGTCACAATGGTTCTGGAAAGAGCACCCTATTGGATGCTCTAACATTTGTTTTGTTCAACAAACCATTTCGTAAGATCAATAAGTCTCAATTAGTAAACACTGTAAATGAAAGAGAGTGTTTAGTTGAATTAGAGTTTGATGTAAATGCAAGAGACTATGTAGTCCGAAGAGGTATCAGACCTAATACTTTTGATATAGAGGTCAATGGTTCTCCTTTACATCGACAAGCTGATGACCGATCTAATCAGAGAATACTTGAAGATAATATTCTGAAAGTTAACTACAAGTCATTCACACAGATAGTAATACTTGGAAGCAGCACCTTTGTTCCTTTCATGCAATTGAATGCACCCAATCGAAGGGAAGTTATAGAGGATCTACTGGATATACGTATCTTTTCATTCATGAATAATCTTCTAAAAGATAAGATTAGAATCAAAAAAGAACAAGTTAGATCTCTTAAATTGAAAAGAGAAAACCTGCAAGATAAAATAAAAATGCAGGAAAAATTTATTACGGAGATAGAGAATCGCAGTAAAGAGGATATTAAAAGTAAGAAAGAAAAGATTAATCAATTAATCATAGAATCTGACAACTGTGTAAACACAAATGAGGAGTTGGAACTTGAGGTAACTGGTCTCACAGAGGATCAGGAAAAGGTTACAGGTGCAGATAAAAAGTTAAGAAAGTTAAACAATCTCAAAGGAAAATTAT